AAGGTGTTGACAACGTGATTTTGTTTGAATTCATCAATCAAGATCAAAAACCTGTGAACATCACGGGGTCAGACTTGCGATTCAGACTGATCAATCTAGCAGGCACTGCTTTGCTGATTGAAAAAGACATGGTCATAATCAATGCTACTTTTGGACGTGCCAAAGTCACTCTCACAGCAGCCGAGACCACGGAATTTCCACCCGAACCGTCAAGTTACAGCATAGAACGTGCAAGTGGTAATCTAGTAGAAGCAGTATTTGTAGATGCTCAGGCACAAGGTCGTGGTGACGTGGACATTGTTGATTCAGTGAAACCGGCATTTGTGCCCAGTCAATTGGTCACTATCCCCACAATCTATGGTCCGGAAACATATATTGATCCTGTGTGGAATTCAAACTATCCTGACTGGGCATTGAATCCTCCGGGCGCATATGGAAATGTCTACAATGATCCACAACGCTTCAGCAGCCATGTTCCTACCAATGGTTCTAGCTTTACTACATTCCAGATGGAGATGGATCACTACACCGGCAATGTCAAAGTGCAAGGTGCCCAGAATTATGAATCTGTTTGGGCAGATGTCACTGAGTTGCAAAGTTATTACAACAAAAGTGGCACCGACTATATCAATGTAGTGGGATATCATCCGCTGTTGAGATTGGTAAGTGACCAATGGCCCGGAACACAACAAGTGCAGTTGGCCACTGCCACAGCCAATGGTGTGAGTGGTGTGATCACTGCCATCACAGTAAATCAAGCCGGCTATGGATATCTAGCACCGCCCAAGGTCAGTATCATTGGTCTAGGTGCAGGTGCCATAGCCGAAGCAGAAGTTACTGATGGGTCAGTCAGTGCCATAAATGTTATAAACGGTGGTTCGGGGTATGTACCCAATCCACAACAAACCAATCAGGTAGCGGTAATCGGTATCAGTCGTGGAGCCATCGTAAGCATATTAGTTAGATGACATTTAAAAAAATCGTAGGGTTTGGTGACTCGTGGATGTATGGCGACGAGTTACTGGATCCGGAACTGAGTAGAACACATGCAGATGCACATTCATGTTGGACACTGAATGATCAGTATCGCAACCATCACAACTTCCTGGGGTTGCTGGGCCAGCACTATGGCGTACCTATAGAAAACTTTGGTATTCCTGGCGGCAGCATGCAAAGTTCGATTTGGACATTCCAGTGGTGGCTAGACCATGAGTCAAACCCTGAAGAATGTTTGGTACTGGTAGGGCACACAGATTCAGACCGTTTGAGTTTTTATAATCCTAACCACCGCAGTTATAGCAATGACCCTCCGTGGAACCGATTTGTACATTCCACTTGGGTAGAGTTTGGAAGCAGCGTGGTGCCTGAAGAATTCCGAACCATGATCAAACAACAACTGGTTCTGACCAACTGTCAAGAACTAGCACGATTAAATTATCAACAGACTGTGCAGTTGTTTGATGGAGTTGCCGCAAGAAAGAATATTCCTGTGATGCAATTCCATATCATGCCTGCAGATGTTGAAACAGATTTGCCTACCATAATCTGGCCAGGTTTTTCAACCACCATGTGGTTCCGCGATCATCCGGATAACCAACGTCGTGAACTGATCATGCCCGGGGGCCATCCCAACGAAATTGGGCATAAAATGATTGCTGAAAAGTTGATTTCTACCATAGACTCTGCTACAATGTAAGGATGCTAGACATCCTTGGTTATCTGCCTGCGAAACGAAAAGCCACGCCTTCAGGTTGGGTATCGTTTAACGCTGTGTGCTGTGCTCACAATGGCAGCACAGCGGATCGTCGAAGTCGCGGAGGTCTTAAGCCCACTGATCAAGGTTGGAGTTATCACTGCTTCAACTGTACCTACACCGCCAGCTTTATCCTTGGCCGCTCAGTGAGCTTTAAAGCCCGCAGGCTCTTGGGCTGGATGGGTGTGCCGGACGCAGAGATTGATGCGTTGAATCTAGAAAGCCTAAGGCATCGTAGCATACATGGTATCATAGACGATCGCCAAAGGCTGTTCAATACCTTGGCGGACATCCGGTTCGAAGAACAAGAACTGCCGCCATTGAGTGAGTTGCTGACAGGCGAAGATCTGCGTAGAGAGTATCTAAGGCTTAGGTGTGTGCCCGATGACTATCCTGTGATGATACAGGATCATCCTGAACAAGCATGGAAGCATCGCCCTAGCGTGATCATACCATTCACCTATGACAATCGCATAGTAGGACACACACAAAGATTTTTAGACAATCGCACCCCCAAATATATTAGCAACAGTCAGCCTGGATATGTGTTTGGTACAGACTTACAACACAACGACTGGACCAATGTGATTGTGGTAGAAGGTATATTTGATGCATTATGCATTGGTGGGCTTGCTGTGATGCACAGCACCATAAGTGATGAACAAGCCCGACTGATCCGTAGTCTAGGCAAGGAAATAACAGTGGTACCTGATCAAGACGTAGCAGGAATGGAATTGGTAGATCGTGCGGTAGAACTGGGATGGGCAGTGAGCATGCCACCCTGGCCTGAAGACATCAAGGATGTGAATGACAGTGTGGTTCGTTATGGTAGGTTGGCAACTATGCTAACTATATTTGAAAATCGTGAAACCAGCCGAATTAAAATAGAACTAAGGAAGAAAAATCTTGTCAAACGACTACGGTAATTGGTGTCCAGAAATATATCGCAGTATGTTTATTGATCGACACAACAGCGATCATGTTCGAGTTGCTCCATGTTGCCAATCTACCTCGGGAGTAGAAAAAGTTGCAGATTTTAATTTTGATACAAGTCCTCATCTAATTCAACTCAGAGAAAGATTCAATCGTGGTGAAAAACCCTATGAATGTAATAGATGTTGGCATACAGAAGATCTTGGTAGCCGAAGTCGTAGACAGAGTGCCATTGAATTTTTCCAATTGACTGAGATTGATCAAACTGTATCGTTGCAAAGTATAGACTATAATGCCACATGGGCATGCAATCTCGCCTGTGTAATGTGTGGGCCGGAATCTAGTAGTCTTTGGGCTACCCAACAAAATCTTGACAAGAATAAATTAGCAAAAATTGGAAGATATTTTCGTAATCAAAATAATTTTTTAGATAACCTTGATGTTGCCAATTTAAAGAAAATACATTTCAATGGCGGGGAACCGTTGCTCAACAACGACCACACCGACATGCTGATTAAATTAGAGCAACAAGATGTTTTAAAAAACACACAAATAAGTTATAATACCAATGGCACCATAATGCCAAACAAGAAAACAATTGAGTTATGGAGCAAGTCTCGACTGGTCAAAATATATTTCAGCATCGATGCTATTGGGCCGGCATTTGAATACATAAGATGGCCTGGTGTGTGGAGTCAAACCTGTAAAAACATGTTGGATATGAAAAACGATTTACCCAGCAACGTGATGTTTGGATTTAACTCAACCGTGGGATGTTACAATTTATTTGAAATGGAAGATGTATGGAATTGGTTTGATCAGAATATTTCGACCAATAGAGAAGGTGATGCGTCAGATTTTTGTTGGCAGTTTGCATATAAGTTTACCCTAGGGTATTTGAGTCTTGATATCAAAAATCTAGCCATTGATCAGTTGAAATCTATTCCATCTCTAGATGGAATTGTTAAGTATCTTGAATCACATACAACGCATAAAGAAAATCACAGCTGGATACAGTATCTGACAGAACTTGATACCATACGTGGTACCAATTGGATGACCAGTCTAAAAATTTCAAAATATATTAAGGAAACCACTTGTTAAAAGACTACGGAATTGATGTACAACGATTGTTCCTGGAGATGATGTTGGAGGATGCACAAGGCTATGTGCGTGTGCAGAACATCTATAATCCAGAGAACTTTGATAAAAGCCTGCGACCTGTGGCTGCGTTTATCAAAGAGCACGGCGACAAATACAAGACATTGCCAGATCGATCTCAGATAGCAGCCACAACTGGCATCAAACTACAATCAGTGCCTGAACTCAACGAAGGGCACTTTGAATGGTTCATGACGGAGTTTGAATCATTCACACGCAGGCAGGAGCTGGAACGTGCTATCTTAAAAGCAGCAGACTTGTTGGAGAAGGGTGATTATGATCCTGTGGAAAAACTAATCAAGGATGCTGTGCAGATTTCACTAACCAAGGATATGGGCACAGATTATTTTGCTGATCCGGCTGCACGGATACGCCGGTATTTTGAATCTGGCGGACAAGTGAGCACAGGATGGCCACAGATGGATCGACTGCTATATGGTGGATTCAGCCGCGGCGAACTAAACATCTTTGCAGGCGGATCAGGATCAGGTAAGAGTCTTGTGATGATGAACATAGCATTGAACTGGGTGCAGTCTGGACTCAGTGGTGTGTATATCACATTGGAACTGAGTGAAGAACTAACAAGTTTGCGAACTGATGCCATGTTAACAAACATGAGCACCAAGGACATTCGTAAAGACATTGACACAGCAGAACTCAAAGTCAAACTGGTAGCCAAGAAGAGCGGTAACTATCAAGTGAAAGGATTACCAGCACAATCAAACATTAACGACATCCGTGCTTACTTGAAAGAGTATCAGATCCAAACAGGCAAGCGGGTAGACTTTGTGATGATTGATTACTTGGACTTGTTGATGCCAGTGAGCGCAAAGGTAAGCCCAAATGACCTGTTTGTTAAAGACAAGTATGTATCGGAAGAACTGCGTAACTTGGCCAAGGAACTACAGATGCTGATGGTTACTGCGTCACAGTTGAATCGATCAGCAGTGGAGGAAGTGGAGTTTGATCACAGTCATATCTCGGGCGGTATCAGTAAAATTAACACAGCAGACAATGTGTTTGGCATCTTAACAAGTCGCTCAATGAAAGAGCGTGGCAAGTATCAGATTCAATGTATGAAGAGTCGTAGTTCAACAGGTGTAGGGCAGAAGATCGATCTGGAGTATGACATTGACACCATGCGTATAACTGATGCAGGTGGAGATGAAAATGACAATGGATTCCGCAAGCCCAGTAGTGTGATGGAATCAATCAAGGCTCGTGCCAGTGTAGCACCAGCGGATGCCGCAGCGCCGGTCAAATGGGAACGAGGTCAGCCCAAGCCAGGCGTTGATCCACTGGATCCTACACCAAAGATCACAGCAGATGTGCAAAGCAATAAACTCAAGGAGTTGTTAGGTAAGATTAAAACTGGTTAAAATCTAGTAGGACTATTGGCATCAAATGCATAGTCTTTCTTTGACAGAAGACAATCATCTATATGGCTGACCCATTGTTTAGTTTTTTCGTCGATTGAATATTCAGAGAGATTTTTTTCAACCCATTTGAGATGGGTATTAGGGCTAGGATGCAGATCAAGTTCATTGAACATGCTCGCAGACATTCTTCGATCTTTTTTTATTGCTGTTAGGAACTCTTTGCATTCATTTTTAATAAAGTTGTTCAAGGGCAATGATTCAAAAGATCCATCTAATATAGATTCTAATCCAGGCCAATCATTACCTCGTAGTCGATGGAATAGATCATTAACTTGTATCTGAGATCGACGACTTAATGTATAAGGTTGAGTATTTGCAGCAAACGGCGCATGCACTATGTTTCTCAGCAATGGGTTATACAAAGCAAACGCATCGGAGTCAGTTTCGGGTTGAATGAATTGAAACATTTTCCATTTGCAACCAATTTGATTCAGAACATGTACAGCAGATGCCATCCACGCATAAGACAGCATCTCATAACCTTGGGGGCATGAATATGGGTATTCCGTTGATTTTAAATCAAAATATTGATTGTGCAGATACAACCAGTCGTTTATCTGATAGTAATCAATGCGAGACAATCCGGACCACATGATTATTACAGTATCGTTGATATCTATATTATTTCTTAAATCACATTCATTCAATGAATTCAATATGAAATTGTTTCCTGCACCTGACCTTCCCCAATTTTGGAACTCTAAAAAGTTTTTGCCTACAATATCAGCCCAGGTCGGGTAGTGATATCTAG